TTCATCGGGTGCAACTTCAACGCATAATTTTTTATTTTGTTTTATTATATCATCAACTTTAATATTCCATTCTGGTCCCAAATATGCAGATTTATTATCACCACCTTTTACTTTAGGTTTTCCTAATGTAATGTGCCAATGCCACAAACATGCACCAATTGCTGAACCGGCATCTGATGGTGCACATGGAATCCAAACATTTTTAAAAGATGTGTGTTGTTTTATTTTACCATTTGCAGTTCCATTATATGCACACCCACCACCTAATACTAAATTTTCACTACCCCAATTACTATTAATTCTATTTAATATAAAATAAAATTGAGATTCATACCAATTTTGTAAAGAGGCTGCTAAATCTTTGTGATGTTGTTCAATTTGTTCATTTTTAAATCTCGGTGGAAATCCTATTAATTTTATCAATTCATAATTAAACATATCATTGTCAGAACTTTGATATGTAAAATATTTTTGATTGATCTTTATTAAATCTGCTAATCTTTCATAATAAGTAATTTTATCAAAAACAAATTCGTATTTTTTTTTATCACCATATGGTGCTAATCCCATTACTTTATATTCACCTTCGTTTGGTTTAAATCCTAAATATGATGTAAATGCGGAATAAACTAATCCTAATGAATTGGGAAAAGTTAATTTATTTATAGTTTTAAATTTATTATCTCCAATATAACAAGCCAACATAGTTTCATCTTCACCAACTCCGTCAATTGATAATCCAATTGCTGTATCAAATGGAGATGTATAATAAGAAAATGCTAAATGTGAGAGATGATGTTTTGTATATACTATTTCGCCTACATATCCGATAGTTTCTAAAAGTCCTTTTAAATTACCTTCGGTTTCATTCCATCTTTTTAAGAATTGTTTCCATTGTTTTGGATATCTAAATCCACCCCACTTGCCAATAGTTTTTTTAACTCTTTCAAATTTTAAGTTTGGATTTTCATACCAACAAACCATATTAATCTCATCAATTGTAATTTGTGCATATTCTAAAACCCATTGAATTGCCCTAAACGGAAAAGAATTATCATGCTTAATGCCTGATAGTTTTTCTTCTTCAATTGCAGCTATTACTTTACCATCAATTACAAGTGCTGCAGCTGAATCATGATAAAAACCTGATAACCCTAATTGTATCATATTTAAATTTTTATATCACCGTGTTTATCAAATTCATTATATAACTCCATTTGTCTTTCTTTCATTTTGTTAACAACTTTTGTAATATAATGTGTAGGATGGCCGGTCATTTCTCTAATAAGTAGGTATAAATTTTTTTTATTGAAATTTTCTATAAATTCTGCTCTTCTAAATAATTCTAATACAGCGTCTGCTATTTGTACATCTCTCCTTTTTGAAAAGAAATTTTCTAAATGTTTATCCCAATACTCTAACATTCTTACATTAAATGTTCTGTGTTCATCATTACGAATTTCTTCTCTAAAATTATTTTCAGTATCCCAACTTTCAGGTAGTGCTGACATTACATCGGTATCTTTATACCTTTTATAGTTTGCATTATTATTTAAAATAAGATAATTTCGAGCAACAATAGTAAAGTAAGAAAATGCTTTTCCTTTACCATTTTTATACATATGAATTTTTTCAATCATAAATGCAACAACTTCTGCCATTACATCCTGCGGGTCATCATCAAAGTAGGTGAATTTCCATTTATTATAAACTATTTCTGCTAATTTTTTAAATGCAAAATCAATTCTTTCTCTGTAAATTTTATCTTTTGTAAATTGGTCAGATGTTAAATTGTATTCTATGATAGCATCTTCCGTATCTTTTGTAAAGTATTGTCTATTAGGTCCTTTTTTTCTAGGCATTATTTTTGAGTTTTAAATCTTTCAATAGTTTCTTTTATTTTATAAAATATAGAACCTACATCATCATCCTTCTCAAACATTTGTCTTTGGTCAATTTGACGTAATGCTTCCAGTAATGCTTCGTTTCTTTTTATTTCCGTTTCTATAAATTGTTCATACTCATCTAATTGGTCTTCATATTTTTCTAATTTTTTTAATAAATTAAAAATAACATAAATACAAACTCCTAACAATATAAAGATTATAAATAAAGCTGTTTTCATAACTATACTATTTCATATCCTTTTAAAAAATAATCGTTTGATTTTTTGTATTTGACCTCAACCATATCTCCATTAGGTGATTTCATTACAACTTTATCATTTCTACCATATGTTTGTTTTTTAACAACGGTTGTAGTGTATATTCTATCTTTAATAGTAAATCCATCCAAATGGTCAATTTCATGTTGAACAATTACGGTCATCATTGTCTCTTTTGAAACTTGCTCACCTTGCTTATCGCCTTCAGGATTAACTTCAAATGTCATTTCACCCATATTATCTGAATTAATTACAACTTTACAGGCTCTAATTGTTCGAATTGGTTTTTTTATTGTTTTTGGTATAGAAAGACATCCTTCATAAAATAAAAATCCTTCTTTTGATTTTTCTTTGATAAAAGGGTTTAAAAAGAAAAGTTCTTCATCACCAAATCGAATTAAACATGCTCTTTTTTTAATTCCTAATTGAGTTGCTGAAATACCTAAACCAGTATATTGTTTCAGACCATTTTCTAATTGCTCTCTTAATTGGTCAGCTTCTTGTTGTGTAATTTCTGTTTTTGGACATTGTGTTTTTAGATACTCTCTAAATTCTTTTGTTTCAAAGCCTCTACTATCTTTGTCAATTACTAATTTCATTTTTGTTTTTTAATCCGTATTTTATAAATTTATACCAAAATCTTTCGTGAAGAAAATAAATTATAGGTTTTATTATTAATTCACCAATACCAACCATAACAGCCCACCTAAACTCCAATCCTGTAAAAAGAGTCAAAAATATAGTTGTAGTAGTTCCTAAAAAACGATAAGATATCGACTTAGCTATGTGTCTCTTTATCAACGGCATAAACTATAATATCTCCATTTGTATCCATATATCCTTCTCTAATCTTTGTACCGCTAATCATTTCAACATCAGATGGTGGTAAATGATGAATAACATCATATCCAACGCCTCTACCATAATTTACTGATTCAATATCGGGAATAATTGAAATGAGGATTTTATCCGAATTTTCTATAAAGAATTTTTCTTTTGATAAATCCATTAGGACTTGGTGTGCAGATTTAGGATTATTTTCATCAATTTCTACGTCTCTAATCGCAACCCATACATTTTTGCCTTTGTTAAGTTGTTGATTAATTAACCATTCATGTCCTGCGTGCCAAGTCTGCCATCTTCCGATGTATAATGCGTATTTTTTCATTTTTTCTGCTTGTTTTGATTTTTCCATAATTTATATTTTTTTATATTATACGTTTAATTTTTATCAATAAGTGTATCAACTAACACATAGCTAAATACCATAATGCCAATAGGTAGGTTTACTGAATATCCAAATGATACTGCTAATCCTAACCCAATTACCAAACGAATGGCCTTTAAACCATCCTTTAATGTTCTTTTGTACCAATAATCAAAATAAGGTCTCATTATATAAATTTTAATATTGCTAATTCTTTTGCTTTTGCTTCAACCATAATATCAATATCTAATCCGTATGTATTTGGTAAAGAATTAATATAATCGGAATGTGCCTGTGGTTTTTCCTTTAGATTGTTTTCGTGCAAAGCCTTTGATTCGGAATAGTGCACTTCTTGTGCAATTCCTTTTGGCCAGGTTTTTGCTGCTAACTTTAATGCCTGTTCTTCCGAAAGGTCACCTGTACAAAACTGATGGTGATGGTAATCAAATACAATTGGAATACCTGTTTTTTCGTGAATGTACATTAAATCTTTAACAGAGTACATACAACCCTTATCATCATTTTCAATTGTAAGCCGTTTTTTAACTGATTTAGAACATCTTTTGAAGTTGGTAATAAATCTATCCATCGCACTCTTTTTATTCCCATAAACCCCATTACAATGAATATTAATGTTATTGTATGGTGTTTTAGATAACCCCATCATATCAAATATCTTACCATGTAGTTCCAAATCTGCAATTGTATTGTTTACAACGGTTTCATTTGGTGAAGTAAGTACACAAAAAGGACCAGGATGAGAATTAATACGCATATTCCAAAATTTAGCAAAATCACCTGCTTTCTTTAGTTCTCTCTTAATTTCTTTGTAATCTTTGAGTTGTGTTAAATCAATATGGTCACCCCAAGGAATGATTGCAGAAGATAATCGAAAAAAATAGATACCATTTAACCTATTCCATTCTAAAATTTTAGTAATATCTGCCGAATTTTTAAGTGCAAGTTCAGAAACATAATCCAATCCTTTGGAATGGAAGGTTTTTTTAATCATAGCACGGTTTGTTGAAACCCGCTTACCCATACTCATATTAATACATGCATATCCTATGTTCATAGAATCTAATATACGAAAAATAACTTAAAATACAAAATTATTAGTAAGTTTTAATTCAATTATCTTATTGTAGTTTTTTATATTTCAATTAATAATTAACGGCATTCAGGTCATTTATTAATTTATTTTATTTTTTTGAGTTAATAAGATTTTTTCCTCTAAAATTGGCTTTTTTTTCATTATCTCCATAAATTTGATAAATTTTTTCCATTAATTCGGAATTTTTTCGAATTTCCCCATCTTCTTTGACACTTTTTGTTGCATTTTCTTCTTCTTTTCGGTTTTTTACACTAATTAATCCATTAAAAGCAATAATTAGTGCTATTGCCAATGGGTCAAAGACTAAAACTATCAAAAATATGAAAAATTTCACTACTTGTGCTAATTCTACACCAAAAGCTTCTGCAACAAATCTAAATCCACCCACTTCTTTTTCTATATCAATGTTTGCGTTTTTAATTTCATTAATTTTTTCGTAATTTTTGTTATTTTCTTCAGTTAAAGAATTAATTTTTGCTGAAATTTGCGCTATTTCCTTATCCGCATTACGAACCATTTGAGAAAGACGTGATGTTGAACCATTTCTTTCAATAATCTTTGAAATATTAGCCTCTTGTGAGTTACGAATTTGTTGTAAATTTGTTATTTGTGTAGTAAAACGATTAATTTCACTCACATTTGTAGTAATTTTTGTTTGGTAAACGTCAATTTTTCTTTCAATCTGCATCAACTCAATATTTTGTTGTTGAAATGCGTTTGAAAGGTAACCAAAAATACCGGCAGAAGTGATTAACATAAGGACACCAACGGAAATCGTTATGTACCATTTATTAAATCCACCAATTTCATCCCATTTTTGCTTTAGATATGTAGCAGCAACCAACTTTGCTAATTCTAATGCAGAAGCCATTATGATTACCGATTGTGATGCGCCGGCAAATAATAAACCCAATCCTGTTACGGAAAAGTATGCTGCACAACCGGCTATAATTAGTGCAGATAAACCCACTAAAATTTTAAGCCAATTCATTATCTATTAATTCTTACTAATTCTGACACACGCTCTAAAATTTTTTGAGCATCATCAATTGTTTGGTTAATATCAGATGGTGATAGTTGTTGTGTACCACTTGCTACATTCTTTAAAATACGCAATTTACCTTCTAATGAATCTAAAAGCGTTTGTATTTTTTCATTATATATCATAGTAATAAATAGTTTTTTTAATAAAAAAAGGGTAAAATCATAAAACCTTACCCTTTTAATTTACAAAAAATAAATGAATTAAACAACTTTTATGGTTAATTTTTTTGGTTTGGATTCTTCCTTTCTTTCTACTAAAATCGATAAGATACCATTTTTAATTTCTGCTTTTGCATTTCTACCGTCCAAATCTTTACCCAACGAAATTGTTTCATTAATGTTTGCAACTAATTGGTCTACTGCCGTTTTTTCATCATTATTTTCCTTTTTGGCTACCACTTCAATTTTATCTTCATAACAATTAATCTCTACACTTTTAGGATCGTGACCTAAAACGGATAGTGCGATGAATACTTTATCATCTTCTACTTCAACTGCGAATTTAGATGGCACAAATGTAGTTGAATGATTTTTCCAAATTGGAGAAGTGGTTTCAAATAATGAATCAAAAACCCTGTTGAAATTTGTGTAATACATAATTTTAATTTTTTTTTTGTTAAACAATATACCTATATTGTACAAATACTATACCAAAATTATTTTCGGAAATTATTTCAGTTAATCTATGTTATTTTGTCTTTCAATTATCGTACTCATATGGTCAGCCCAATGCATAATAAATTGTAATTTATAAACTAATTGTTTTTTTGAGTCATGACCTGCTAAATACTTTTGATTATCTTCATCATACATACCATCCGTAAGTTTAATTGCAAAATATTCTTTTTCATTATATTGAATACCATAGTGATTTAGAGTAAAAAAAGTTCTATCTGTCAAACTCATATATGGTATTTTTTCATTACGAACAAAAAGAGTTCCGTATTTTTTTTGAGACCATTCTTCCTGATTTGGTAGATAATGAACTTCACCTTTAATACCTAATTTACCTAAATCGTGATGCAAACAACTAAATATTAATTCTTCTTCGATAAAATCTATAATGCCGCCTTGTGCAATAAACAAATCTCTAATTTTAAGAGCATTCTTTGTTACATTAAAGATGTGGTCAATATAACCACCTATATATGCGTTATGATAATGTTTTGAGCCGGATGCCGGTGATACCGCTAAATTACTACCTAATTCTTTTTCGGAATACATATGTAATAATTTTTCAAGTCTTTCACCTTTGAAATATTTTTTAATTACTACAATAAATTTATCGTAATTTGCTTGTAATTCTTGATTTGATTTTGATTTCATACTTTTAGAGTTTAATTTTTAACTGTTATAATACTCTAATATATGACAATTTTTTTATATTACCAAATATTTTATTTAATATTTTTCATATCCTATTTTTTCTACAATATCAAAAACAACATTGTTCCAATCTTCAATTTCAACCTCTATTAATTTATAATTTTCTAACATAATGCCAGATACTTTATTATAAAACCAGTTAGCGGAATTTTTTGGTCTAAATATTTTTTTTGTTACATACAGATTGTAACCGTAACAAGTTTGTTTATCAATTTCTTTAAACCAAACATATCCAATTGGTGTGTTTTTATATTCTAAAATAAAAAGTATATTTTTATTTTTTAACCTATTTTCAACATCTTTTATGTTAAACATTTTATCCCAAAGATATTCTTCATTAAAAAAATTAATTAATGTGTTTAGGGAAGTCACACAATATGAATCAAATATTGACTTTTTGATTACACATAAGTCATCAATAATATTAAATTCTTCTATATATTTTTTCTTATATAACCTATAATTTTGCATTATCTTTTTCTAAATTCTGATATAATCTCATCGCACTAAAGCCGAATATCTATTAATTTTTTTTAATTTCAACTTTTTTCCATATTCCTAAAGTAGGAGTTCTTCTAATGCAAAATGTACAGATGTACTCACATTTTTCGGAACCGATAAAAAATATTATATCATTTTCCTTAAAATTACTAAATAATTGTTTTTTTAGGAATATCCCTGATATTATAAAAATTATTTGATAAAACCAAATCTAAAAATGAATTTTTGGTGTTTACTTGCTCAATGAGTTTTTCATGCGCTTCTGAAACCCATTTTTTACACAATTCGTAATTTATCTCATAATTTTCCATAAATTCTTTTATAAAATCAGAAAACTTAACGGCATCACTTTTTATGTTTTTAATTTTACTATAAAATGGGTGTGGTTTTATATTTAGAATATTACTGACAATTTCTAATGGATAGGGATGTATTGTAATGAAGGGTATGTTTGCTAATAAAAGACCATAAGTTTTTTCAGAAAGATAGTTGGATGTTAGATTGGTGTAAACCCAATCCCACGTTTCTGAAACTATATGCATTTTAGACATCGGTAAAATTCTCATAAAATAATCTAAATAAAGCTTAATATTTTCAATATAAGTTAAATCAGCAAAATCGTTTCCTTCCGTTATATTGTAATTTATTTTACTAATCCTATTTTTATACTTATAAAATTCTGAATTTTTACAATTATCTACTCTTGATAAATAAATTTTTTTATTGTCTAATTTAGATAATTCGTTTATTATATCAATTCTATGTCTTTTGTGATACCTCATTGAAAAACATAAATCATATGGGTGATTTAATTTTTCAAAAATATTTTTAAATTCATAATACCACCTAATTGATAATAAATCATTCCATTCAAAAATTGTATTTGTTAATAAAAAATTATGATTAGGATAATTTGCTTCAATATTTTTATCTATAAAATAATTATCTGTAAAAATTTTGTGATTTCTTAATCTTTCGATTTGTAATTCTAAATCTCGTACTGGCGGATATACAATACCATCGTATTTAATAAAAGATTTTTCAGTTCTTAATAAAAATATTAACCAATTTTTTTTATTAACTAAATTATCTGCAATCCATCTTAATATTGGAATATCATTTACTCCCCACTGCGCCCCCCCTTTTCCTCGATGTGCATCTTGACCTTAACTTTTATTGAAACAATCTATGGAATTATATTTTAGGTCTTCATTTAATTGTGAAAGAATAGTGAGAAAATCAATTATATGGTCTCCATCATCATTATCATTCAACTCTGGCTCGAAAATAAACTCAAGTTGTAAATCAAAATACTCACATATAACATTTCCTACTTTATTTTGTATGTTATATTTTCTATTTTTTGTATTATGCGCTAATTTGTAAAATAACGATTTTGTATAAAAGTGATGTACATAAAATTTTTTAAACATTATAATAATGTTTTTTCTGTTTTTTGTGTTTTTGGATAAAAAATATTATCTACTGATTCCCATTTTTTTAAGGGGCAAGCATTAAATTGTGTTGTAAATATTTTTTTTGCTATTGGACAACCGCATTTTCCACATATTGTCGCAATTTTAATCTTATCAGTAATAACTTTTTTTTCCGGACAAATATCACAAATACTAAATCTTTTTTCTGCTAATAATCGTTCCTCTTCCCTTGGATTATTAGCAATAACCCAAGCATTGATAATTTCCTTAAATTTTTGAAACATATTATTTATAAATGTTTTGCTTTCACAGATGCTACATATAAACTAATAATTGAGGCGATACTGCTAATACTAATTTCATTTGCTACTTTTTTTCTTCTTTTTTTAACATCGGACTTATTCGTCCATTTTTTGTTTTTGTTTACTTCAGTTGCCATATTTTGTTATTTTAATTTTAGAAATTTTATACCGAAACCATTATAATCTATTTCTGATGATTACAATATCCATTGAAATTACAGTTTGCAAAACCTGAATTCGGCCCGGATTCTCTGCAGCAGGAGTCGCAGAAATCATTGCTGCATGGGCCATAACCTCCTCCACCACATCTCATACAATGATATTCGTTTGGATTTGAAACATAATTTCCACTCCCACAGGCGTAACCCGATGGGTAATAATAGAATTCTCCACAATCGTAATCATAATTATGAGTCATTATTGCCCACCTAGAATTTTGACTTTCTTCCATTGTCATAAACACATCGATTTGCTCAAAGTCAGTTATATATGCGTTTACTTTATCGTATGTTAAAGATATACTGTTTAATTGTTTATCTACCATAATATTGTTTTCAGTATCAAATAATAGTATGGTATCGCTTATCTCTAATTCTGCATATGACTTAAATTTCACAACATAATTACTTGTAGAACCACTTTCTAAAACTTTACATAAAATTAATGCTTGGCTAACGTCCGAAAATATAATCCCATCGGTTGTTTTAATTTCGGTTAGAAACCCAATCCAATCTTCTTTTTCTGATTTACTTTTTAATGTTGCGGTACTCACATCATAGTTTTCCATAAAATCAGTAAAACTTGATGACCATTTACCAGTAAATGGATCATCTAATGGTAAATTAGGTATTGAAATAGTTTTTATAACTGAATTAATAGGGAGAGATGATAATGATGTTATGGTGTTATCATTCAATAGAACCATAGTGTTTTCATCTCCAGATAAATGGGGGTCTTTTTCTCCATAATTTTTGACTTTGAATAAATATTTTGGTCTTTCCCAATATTGTACAAAACCATCGTCATCGTAATCGCAAGTAGGGTCAATTTCAAACATATTAGTATATTCAACATTCCATAAATTAAAGATATCTAAATTTGACCCATATATTAAATCTACACTTCTGTAAAACTTAATTCTGTTATCTAATAAATCGTTTGGATTATAGATGTATTCTTGTAAATATTCATCATCATTTAATCCGTTTTTAATTTCCTGCAGTTTATCCAATGTTTCAATTTTTATTACTTTTGGGTGCAATCTGTTATCCGCTGGAGTTATTCGTTTTTTAATTATAAAATTAGGGTGTTGTCCATTATCTCTAATAAATGATCCAATAGTGTCAAACCCTAAATTTATATCGTTTATATATGTTTTTGGTATCGAATTTGGATTTGCATCGTACATTAACTTTAAAAATTCCCAATTATCTCTTGCATATGTGTCATCTAATAATGCGGTTGTGTCGTATGCTACCCTAATAATTAATTTAGATGGTGTATCCTCTATATATGGAATAGTTATTGCATTATAATCAATAGTGATAGGTGTAAAAATAAAGTTATTTCTTTCACAGTATTCTTTTAATACTACGCTCAAATTTTTAGAAGTTCCAGTATTACTAATGATGTTATTGTTCTCATCTAAATCAATATCATCTAATAATTCATTCTGTTCAAATTTTGATACATATACCACCTCATTTAGGCCCATGCTTGTCATCAAACTATGAAATGCGGTCTCATCAAAATATAAATTTGCATCGATAGATATTTGAATATCTGTATTTGTTTCGATTGCTTTAAATACACCATCAACATCTTTTAAAAGGTCTGTTCCGGTTAAAACTGCTCTCATATTTATTTTTTTTTATTTTACTATAAATATACGAAAATTTTTTAATTTACCAAAGGGGGTTGGGGGGTTAAAAGTCGTTTTTTTAAGAAAATTTTTTGATATCTTCATAGATAGTTATATTAATTTAGATTCATCCGTTGCCTCACCAATTAAAATTTTATAGTATCTATCACAATCTTTAACTTGTTTCATATAATCTTCCCATTCTTCACAAAAGTAATTCTTTACATATATAATAGTATCTTCTTTGGAAAACCAATTTCTATAATGATTAAAATTATATTTTTCAGCATCATATTTTTGAATTTCCACATTTATAGATTTCAAATAAACGGATAAATCTTTTAGTTGTATGATTTTTATTTTATCTTTATTTCTTCTCCATAGCAAGTATAAACCTTGGTACAAATGATGAGACCAGTGAGCAGTGTTAAATTTTTTCCAATTACTATTTTCTACCATAAAACTTTTTACTACCGTCTTCACAGCATCAAATGTGGGTTTGGTATCTTCACTATTAAATACATTAAGTATTTCGGTTCGTAACGCCGAAACCAAATGTTCATAAGGTGGACGTATGATAATTGCTTGAAGGTTTGGTATAAAATATTGTTTTGTTTGGTATAAATTAAATATACCAATATCACCACTATCCCCACCAAAAGTTTCATCCAAAAAACGAGTACCGCATTTAAGTGGAGCGAGTATTTTGCCTTCATTGTATTTTTTTAGCCGCATGTCTTATTTTTCTATTTAACCACCAAAAGGGTAATCTTATTAAGAAATACAAACCGAGGAGTATGGCAAAGACTATGGCAATGGGAAGCATTATTAAAACGGTAAATATATTACCTATCCAATCCAATGCCGATTTAGTATATTCATCCGTTAATTCCATCATTCCAAGTATTTAAGATGCCCACCGCACCTACGATTAACCAAAATATATTTAGTAGGATGTACGCACTATTGCCTCTTCTCCACGCACACCACGTCAGTAATCCGGCATCAATGGTATTGATAATCCACATAAGTAGAAATGGAGTATCCGCATTGAGGATTGATAACATACCAAAGGAGAATATTCGCATGGCAACACCGAATCCTTCCAATAACCCAATCCATTTTTCACTTTCCGGAGATAACATTTTTTCCATATTAATAACTATATAGGTTCAACAAAATCGTTTCTACCTGCCACACCATATCCAATAAGAGTAGTTTTATCCGCTTCATATACTGCCC